ATCGTTCGGTATGTGCCCCTCGCGCAGCCACTCGCGCATGTTGCCCCAGAGCTCCGCGCGCTTGTTGCCCCACATCACCGGGTTCTTCGCCTTCCACCCAAAGTTCACCCCGCGCACCTTGTAGCGCTGCTCCTTGAGCCGATCCAATATGCCGTACCCGAGGCCGCCCTCGTCGATGACGGTGAACACTGGGTTGAACTCCTCGATCGCGTCGATCACGCGACCGACCGTCGTCATGGTGTCCTCGCCCTTGTAGCGCTTGATGGCGATGATGTCCCGCCCTTGCCGCGCGACGATCACGGTGCTGTCGGAGCCCGATCGCGCAGGGTCGACCCCAAGCACCACCGGCGCCGTCTCGTCCTTCCACCGCTGTCTGTTGCACGCTGCCTCGACCACCGCCGGGCCGATGAACTGATCGTCGCCCTCGAGCGGAAACTGACCATACACCTCGATGCGCGCCTCGGGGCTATCCGCGCCGTACTCGTCGATGATCTGCTGGTAGACCATTTTGTCGGTGTCTTCCACCTCGCGCGCGTCGATGCTCTCTGTTTGCCAAAACGCCCGCTTGGCGTTGAAGCACTCAAAGAAGTACCCTTCGTTGCGGCGCGGGTTACTAAACGCGCACCAGAAGCGGTGCGGTGTGTTCTCGGTGAAGAACCCCGCCGTCACCGCCCAGATCGGGTCAGGTATACCGGAGGCTTCGTCGAAGATGACGAGCACGCCGTCGTGGTTGTGCACGCCCGCGTACGCGTCCGGGTTCTCCTCGCTCCACAGCCGCCCCTCGACCGACCAGTAACGCGTGCCTTTCTTTAGGTCGCGCTCGACTAATTCAGCGATCCACTTGGCCGGCATCAGCCGCGTGGCGGACACTTCGAACCAATGGCTATTGATCAGCAGCGCGAGCCACTTGGTAATTTCGGCCCACGTCACCGAGCGCAGCTGCGCTTCCGAGTTCGCCGAGATGATGGTCGTCGAGCCTATACGCGTCGACAACATCCACAGCGTGATCCAACTGACCAACGCCGACTTGCCGATACCGCGACCAGAGGCTGTCGCCATGCGCAGCACTTCGTACGCCTCGCGGGTCTTGTTGGCCTTTATATGCTCGGCAAATTTGCGTAGCACTTTGCGCTGCCATTTACGCGGGCCGCTGAAGTGCTCGAGCGGCGTGCCGGCCTGGCCCCACGGAAAGACGAACAGCACGAACGCCTCGGGGTCATCTTTAATCGCAGGCGACCAGAGCTTGCTCATGAGCAGCTCTTCTTGGTCAGCGCTATAGATCGGCGTTTGCATGCGTCGGTTGGTCGATAGTTAGTGGTGCCCGTTCATCTTGTGCCAAGCGGCCATTAATGACGCGCGATTCCGCCTCTCGCAATGCTGCCGTGATGCTGATCTGCTGCTGTATGTCGACTTGCACCTGTTGCTTCGCCACCCAGCCGTGCACATGCGTGAGTATGGATAGGGCAGCCTTAGCGTCCCCTTGACGCGCGGCTTCGCGCAGTTGCGTGGCGGCTTCGACGTGTCCATCGGCGCGTCCCTTCTCTTCGGCTAGTTGGGCCATCGGATCTAGCTGGCACAAACGCCGGTACTCGACCGGCAGCAACCCTGCCGCCAACGCCAACGTATCACCTTTCAACCCGAGCGCGGCGGCGTCGTAAATCGCCTGCAGCGTCTTCTCGGTTGCTTTCACCTCGCGCGGCGCGAATGGCAAAGACTTTAAGGACATGGCTAAAGGTTACTGGATGAAAGCACAGGGCTGCAAGCCGGTGGGCTAAAAAATAAAAAATTTTTTGCGAACGCTCCCCGTAATTTTGACCGGGTGCCTTCGGGCCCTACCCCCCCATGCCGCCAGCCGGCGGCCGCCAGCCCGCAGCGCCAGCCCGGAGCCGGGCGCCCCCAGCCCCTAGCCCGCCAGCCTGCAGCGCTCGAGCTCGAGCGCCGGTGCGCGCGACGCGCGGGCGTTGGGTCATTTGGGTCATGGCATGCGAGCCGGTGCGCGCGCTCGAGCACCAGGGCGACGGCGTGCGCTCGAGCACCAGGGCGACGGCGTGCGCTCGAGCACCAGGGCGACCGGCCTTTGGGTCATTTGGGTCATGGCGTGCCGATTGCCCAAATTGCCCAAAGGCATGCGGGCATGGGCATGGGAGCGGGTGGCCTTTGGGTCATTTGGGCACTTTTGCCATCGAAAAAAAGTCGATGAGCCGCTTCATTGTGCGCCGCTGCAGCTCACAGCTGTACGCCTATACAGTATAAGAAGACTTTTTAAATTTAATCAAAAACCATGACCCAAATGACCCAAAACCCCCTCGCGCCCTATGGAAATAGGCTCGAGCGCTTAGGCAATTCTCGCCGCGCTCATAACCCAACGATCACCCAAATGACCCAACATTCGCGCGCTCGAGCAACTATCCGCACAATGGTCACGCTATAAAAAACTATTTGACGGCTTGCCGGCCATAAAGAGAATGGTGCATGCCGGCATTGACACAAGCGCCAGCCGGCGGCGCAGGAGCACATGCATATGAGCAAGCAAACGATCGCATTCAATACCGGCCGCCCCTACAGCGCCGACGGCCAACGTATCGCCGCCGGCCAGCTCGACGACGGCCGCGTGCTATTTGTCGACCTCGACCGCCGTCTTTCCTACGCGACCGCGACGCCGTGCGAGCTTGAGCCCGCCGCCATCATGCGCGCGTATGACGCCAACGACACGATCGACGTTTATATGGTCGACATAAGCGCCAGCGACCTCACGGCCATGTTATTAGACCTCGGCGTCGCCGCCGCCGAGCTCGACGCCTAACCCCTCACCCCAACCCGGAGCACATGCATATGAATAAGACTGAACAACGCGAACTCGCACAAGCTCGAGCCGTCGCCGCCACTATGCCGGACTATGCTGCGCGCGTGATCGCCATCATGCGCCGCTCGACGCGCAACAATGTCACGCTCGCCATGACGGCGGCGGCGATCGCGGAGCACCAGCTCGAGGCCTATTTCGAGCCCGGCACCAACTACATGCTGGCGGTGCGCTCATGAGCGCGCCGCTGTCTGACCGCGTGATCGCCGCGCGCGATCGCATCACCGCGACGATCGCGCACCCAACCACCAGCGACTGGCTGCGGCGCGCGCTGATCGACGCGCTCGAGCGCGACCCAACCGACGCGCGACGCGACGCCGCCTATTGTCTCGAGCTGGTTCGCCGGCTTGAGGACGCCGCGCGCGGCACGCGCATGGATCGCCCGGCGGTGACGCCATGAGCGCCCGCCAGCTCTCTAACGCGCTCGCCATGATCGGCTGCGCGGCCTTTTTGGCCGCCGTTTATCTAGGCGCGCTGTCGCTACTGATCGCCGCTACCGCCGTCGTGGCGGTGGCGTGCGTCATCGATCACATTCGCAACTAAACCACACTCGAGGACACTACATCATGAGCACTCTGCAACTGAATCTGACCATTTCGCTGGCTACCCTGCGCGCTGCGCGTACGCATACCGCTGAAGGCGACATTCGATCCTATTTGAACGGCGTTTATCTCGACGTCACCACCGGAAAGGTCGTCGCCACTGATGGGCATCGCATGCTGGTGATATCAGCGCCCGGTATCGTGCACGCTCGAGCGTACGATCGCGCCGTCATGCCGCCAGAGCTGCGCGCTGGGGTCATCATCCCGAACGACGCGATCGACGCCGCGCTCAAGCTCTACAGCGGCGAGTACCAGCGCGGCAAGCGCCTAGGCGACGTCGACGTCGTCGTCACCCTGCGCTGGACACGCGAGCTCGATCCGACGCGCGCAGACGTGCACATTATCCGCGCGCCAGAGGGCACGATCGCCGTACCTAACGGCGGCGCTGTCGGCTTCCGGCCGCTCGATGGGCAGTTCCCACAATGGCGCCGCGTCACGCCGGCGGCCGATCAGCTGGGCGCGCTCGAGCTGTCCTGCACCAATTGGCAGTATGTCGCCGACGCGTGCGACGCGTTCGCCATCTTGCGCAATAAACAGAAAAAGCACGCCGGCCAGCATGCCGTCCGCATACATACGCGCGGCACGTCGCCCGCGATCATTACTGACGGCCAGCCCGATGCCGTCGCCGTCGTCATGCCCATGCGCGGCGAGATCGGCGCCGGGGCGCTCGAGGACGCGCTCGCAGAGGCGCACGCCGACACGCCAGCGCCGACGCCCGCCGACGTCGACGCGGCCGCCTAACCATCACCATCACACCAGGAGCACATAACATGCAGACGAACACCATCACCAACGCCGCCGGCTACTCGCCGGCGGTCGACACTCTCAAGCTCGCGATCGTCGACGCGCTCGACGTGTGGATACGCCAACGGCCGGGGCTCGAGCCTGGCAATTACATTAGCGATTGGCGCGACGTCGACGGGCGCCGGGCGTACCGCGCGGAGTCGCGCTCGATTACACGCGACCTACACCACGCGCGCGCTATGCTGCGGTATGTCGAGCTGCGGCCGTCGATCACTGGCGAGCG